GGGTAGTAGGACGTGACTTCGATGTCGCTGCCCCCTGACGTGCCACCCTCGCCCCACTGGAAGATAGGGCCGTTGCCCCCACAGTTCTTGGAGGCGCGGATAGCGTTCGTGAAGCCGTCGAGGAAGGTCTCGGCGTCAGCACCGGCGTCCTCGGTCTTGCGCTTGTTGGAGCGGAAGATGCAGGTGAACACGACTTCGTAAGTGATCTCTTTGCCGCCACCAGTCGGGCCAGTGAGCTCGATGCGCTTCTCGGACTGGTTCTCGATGTAGGGGAACACGATGCACCCCTGCTGGTGGCCTGGGTCTTCGCCCTGATAGAACTCGCCCTCGGGGGTGAACTTGGCGGGGAACGTCATCACCTTCGAGAGGAAGGGAATGTCTGCGCCTTCGAGGTAGGAGATGAACTGCGACCGTACCGTCGAACGGCTCATTGGCGACCGCCGATGACCTTGAAGGGCTCAAGCAGCATCTCGGCTTGGATTTCGTCCTGCATGGAGGACTGCTCGCGGCTCGACACGGCGGCTGGCTCGCCAATCTCGTTGATGACAAGGCCACCCTGCCCACGCTCCTTGACCAGAGCGACAACGTAGTGAATAACGGCCTGCTTGACGGCGGCAGGCATGGTCGAGACATTGACCCCGATGCCGTGATTGTAGGTCGTGGCGGTGCTGAGGGTGATGGTCGTGCCGGACACTGCCGAAACCTTGAGCACCTCGTCGTTCATGCCGTCCCAGACCGTGAAGGTCATGCCAGGGTAGAGGCCGGTGGTGTCGGTGACGCTGAGCGTCGTAGATCCGGCAGGAGCCGAGGCGATGAGGAACGAGTTGAACCAGCCATTGACGTAGGTGTATTGGCACCACATGTTCGTCTGATAGCCCCAGCGACCCCCAGCGATGCCGAGGTTGCCGAAGTAGAGCCCCAGCGTCGAGGGGGCGGTGAGGGTGAACTGGTCGCGGTCAATGGCGACGTTGTTCGAGCTGAGAGTAATCTCCGCCAGCCCCTGCCCTGGCCCCCAGCCGACTTGGATGTCGGTCACTTCGAGGATGGGGGTGAATGACGGCGAGAAGATGAGGTTGCCGTCGCGGTTCGGGCGGTACCAGCCGTTCTCGGTGTTGCTGGTGGCGTTGAGTGTGCCCAGCCGTCCGTAGCAGAAGATGTCGGCCTTCGATGAGGCTCGCTTGATGATGTCCAGCAGGGCGCGGTCTTGCGCTACTTGGCTGGCGTTCTCGATGAGGTTAGAGAAGTCAATCGCCGAGGCGGTGGGGCTGAACTTGACTTCGTTGAGCGAGACGTAGGGCTCGACGATGCCTTCGGTCTGAAAGAACGGTGCAACGACCATTAGTTCTCTTCCTTGAGGTCGGTGCCGCCGCACTTGCCGCAACGGTCTTTGAGTAGTGCGTTGAAGCCGCAGTCCTGGCAAATGAAACCCTGCTTGACGTGGCGGAAGTTCGTGCCAGCGATTGCGAAGTCGCCGGACTTGACGAGGGCGCGGGCGGCTTGCCCCTCGACGTGGAACGTGCCGTCCTTCTGGCGAGGGATTACAGCCCCCTCGTTCACGGTCACTTCGGTCAGTGCTCGGTCTGAGCCAACTAAGCGCATGGTTCTCCTTTCACGACTGGGAGGGGAGCAAGGCGGTGGAGGAAAGGGGAGGAAACCCCACCGCCCTGCTCAACCCTCAAGGCTAGGCAACTACGGCGAACAGCCTGTCTAGTTACCTAGCGATTGGGTGGGCTTTATCAGCCCGTGATGCCGGTGATGATGCCCGACCACGCCGGAGCGCGGAAGGCCAGTGAACCGTAGGTGTACGAGCTGATGTCGTACGAGAAGCCGATTTGTGGCCACTCGATGATCATGCTGTCCACCACGTTGTGAACCTCGACGGTCTGGCTGACGCCGGAGTCGGGGAACGGCAACTGCTTCTGGTGGATGAGCAACGTACCTGCAGGGATGAAGCGGTGCGTCACGAGGTCGAGCATGGTGCCCGTCGCTTCGTTGGCAACACCAGTCACCATTGCACCGATGTTCACACCGTCGCTACCAGTCTGGTAGTTGAAGCGGTACGAGGTGCTGGACACTGCGGTGCTCTGCAGAGCCTTCGACAGAGCGCGGCGAACGGCTGCGCTGACGAAGATGACCTCAGGGTCGGCCATCGTGGAGTTGTAGAGGCTCACGAGGGCGTCCTGGATCAAGCCAGCAGGCTCGGTCTGCGAACCGATGGTGTTGTTGAACTGAGCCTGGTAGCCACCCGAAGCAGCCAACGTCGAGACGAAGCCGTCGTAGCCGGAGCCCGAGTTCGCGCCTGCGGCGTAAGCGTTGTAGGAGCCGTCCGTTGAGGGGTAGGTTCCTGAGATGGCGGCGAAGGTCAGACCAGTCACACCCGAGGCCAGCGAAGGCGTCGTGGCCTTGTAGGTGGTCGAGCCGACAACGACGTACACGTTCACGGCAACAGCACCGAAGGGGGCAGTGCCAGTCCAAGTGACTGAGACACCCTTACCGGCGGTGGCGTTCGTGACCGTACCGGCAGAAACGCCAGCAGTCTCACCGTAGGCCGAGGACAGCGTGATGTAGACAGCCGAGCTTGAGGTGACAGGCAAGCCTGAACCCGTCGCGTCGTTGGCTGCGGTCACTGAGGTCAGAGCCGAGGTGGGCAGAGCGGTCGAGACGGCGTTCATCATGTTGCGCTCTTCGGCGAGGAAGTGCGACCAGATGAGTGACGTGTGCGACAACTGGCGCAGGTCGGTGTAGCCCTGACCGGCGAACTCAGCCTGCAGCGAAACGCTGTCCGACAGACCCTGCTCGACGAACGACTTGACAATCTTGTCGGCGGCGTAGGTGATCTTGGTCGGACGGTTCAGCGAGACACCACCGAACGAGGTCGAAGCCGAGGTGCTGTTGAAGAAGGACGAGGTCTGTCCAACTCCACCGACACCGGCGTTCGAGAGGCCCGTGATGCGACGGAACTCAAGCGCCTGGCCCTGAGCCTTGATGCGGGCGACGCTGTTGCGAAGGTACAGTTCCTTCGGGATAAGCAGCGACAGAACTGGGTCAAGGTCGTAAGGCACGAGACCCGATACGCCCGAGATGGTCGAGTTCAGTGGGCTGGTAAGCGTCAAGTCCTTCTGCAGGTCGGCAAGGCCGTCGAGCGATGACTGAACGGCAGCCAACTGGTCGCCTGAGATGGCCTTCGTGATTTCACCCGTCAGTTCAGCAACGCGTGAAGCGGTGTTCACCGTCTTCTGGATGCCACGAGTGGGGTCGAAGGAGATTTCACCGCGTGACTTTGCAGCCAGGGTGTTGGAGTGGACAGTGCTAAGGGCTGACTTGTAAGCCTCAAAGCGCTTGACCTGCTCGTCGGCTGGGAGGCCGTGAAAGAGCTGGTCAAGGGAGGGAGCGGCGAGCGCCATTCTGGTTCCTTTGGTTGTGGGTTAGTTTGCTTCCAGTGCCCGAGCGGTGTCGAGGTACTGGTTGCGAAGGGCAGGGTCAGTGATCTGTGCGGCGAGGTTGCGGAAGCGCTGTGCTTCTACCTCTCGCGCCAGTGTCGCTGCTGACTTGCTGGTTTGCTCACGGGTGGCGCGCAGTGCAGGCCCCCCAGGTGCAGCCATTGACTTCACCTCGTCAAGCGCGGCCTTCAGGAGAGCAATCTCCTCTTTCGCCTCGCTCAATTCGGCCTTCGCCGTCATGACTTCTTCAAGGCCCAGCGCCTTGACGATTTCGTTTCGCAGTTCCGACTTCACCTCGGGGGTGGCGGTCTCCGCGCTTGCGTTCTTGATGAGGTCGGCGCTAACGCCAAGTCCTACATAGGCCATTGTGTCTCCTGTGTTGTCATCGTCCCATCCGGTGAATGGGGCGTCTGTTTCGTTCTCTGAGGCTTCGTCAGTCCACCAGCAGAGGAACCACTCAAGGGTAGTGAGCAATTCCTTCACGTCGCAGACTTCATTCTCATCACCGGCGACCATCTCGTCGAGCTCAGCCTTGATGCAGTTGATGAGCCCCAAGCGGATAGCGGCGAGGTCGGCGGCGTCGTGCTTCATGTCGTCAGCCTTGACGAGTTCGGCGTCTGCGCCCTTCCAGTTGTCGGGGATTAGATCCTCACGGCCCAGAGCCTCGGCGCGAGCCTTGATGTGCGCTTTCGCGGCGGCTGGGTCTTTGGCGCGTCCGATGGACTGGATAGCGTTGCGGAGGTCTTTGAGGGTCTTGATGGGGAAGCCACCACCAGCCATCGCCTGTCCAGCGTCAGCCATGTCTGCACGCTCGGCGTCGGTGTAGTCCTTCTTGGCGAGGTCGGCGTCGGCTTCCTTCATGTCGCGGTTGTCAAGTGCCTCGGGGGTCGAGACGCGCTCGGGCTCGGCGAACTCGGAGCGGCCTTCGGGCTGCTCACCAGTGCCAGCGCATACGTCGCAGTCGGTCTCTTGGGTGTTGCCCTCGACGTTGGACTTCTTGCCGGTGCCAGAGCAGGCGCGGCAGAAGAACGGGGAGTCACGGTCAAGAACCTCGTCACGAGTACCAGGCTCTTCGGTCATTACGGCTTCGGCGTTGAGGGTTGGGCTCTCAGCCTTTTCTACTTCGCTCACGGCTGAGCCTTTCACTAATGCCCCGTCTACCGACTTGGCGATTTCGATACTGCACGAGCTGTTGGCCGGACGATCCACGAGTGAGATTTCCACGATGGATCCGTCGACTATTCGACCTCCTGGGGCCTTATCGTCCTTGACCACGCGAGCGCCCTTGATGCCAATCGAGAAGCCCGTGTAGATGCCCTCTTCGACCATCATGGCGGCCTGCGGATCTACGACCTTTGCGGTCACGACGAAGCCGGTGCCGGTCTGCTCCATCTCGGTAGCCTTGCCGACTGCCTTTGAGCCGTGCATCTCGCGGATGTTGCCAATCTCCATCCACGCTGGCATCGCGCTCTTGAGCCACTTAGGGTCACAGATTTGCTGGTCGAGGTCGAGGGTATCGTCCGTCGCCAGTCCCTTGACGTACATGAACCCGTCGGGGCCACGCTTGGCGGTCAGGTTGCCGAGGTAGATGGACTTGATGGTGTCGGTCATTGGTTCTCCGTAGGTCAGACTGCTGGCGTGATGAAGCACTCGCAGTTGGGGTGAAGCGGTGGGTAGGTGTCGGTTACGTCGTGAGGGTTGGCTTCCCCCTCGGCTTGGCACTCGTCGCATGGGTCGTAGGTCTCCCAGTTGAACTGGGTAATCCCTGCGACTTGGTAGGCGTCCAGCGTTGATGCGTTCGCAGCTCGTCCGGCTTCGGTTGAGGCGATGGCCTGCGCTCGCTCGTAAGAGAAGGCGTAGGAGTTGTAGATCGCGCTCGTAATCTCGTCGTAGGTCGAGCCCTGCGCCAGTCCGTCGGCGATGATGTTGCCGATGGCCTGTGAGGTCGTGTCGCTAATCCCCTTGATGGTGACGCCAACGCTATCCATAAGGGCGCGTAAGCCCTTCCCAGCCACCTTAGAAGCGGCCTCAGCGTTGCCTGGTGTCCACGTTGCCCAGTCCACCGAGTTCGAGAGCGCCCCCATTGGCGAGGAGGTGATGGCGTCGTTGTCGGGCAACTGGGTCATCGCGTCATCGGTTCCCACGAGGCCGCCGTCGGCGTGAACGCCTGAGACGAGGTTCGTGAGCGCGTCGGTGTTGATGGCGACGTTGTTGTCTACTGCCGCCTTCGCGTCGTGCTTGTCCTTGTCGGACTTGCTCGCCTTAGCGGTGCTGGCAACGAGGGCGTGGCGCACTGCCGTCTCTACGCCGGTTGTAGCGGCTTTGAGGGCTTCGTGGATCAGTGGCGCGTAGTGCTCGGAGACCTTGCGGCGTCGAGCGACAATGGCCGGTGTCTGCGCCTTAGTAGTCAAACCTTTTGGGGTATCGCTTATCTGCGCTTTCAAGACTGCAGCCTCTTCGGGTGTGTGGAACTTGAACTCGAACTTGCGAGCCCGAGGCTTCTGGGCGAACTTGGCGAACGCCTTAGCCTCTTGCGCTTTTAGGTCAGTTTCCGGCGCTTGGCTCGCACTCGGGCTTTCTTCACCTTCGTCTTGGCCTGCTTCGCCTTGTGGAGTTTCGCTGAGCGTGCTGCCGTCACTGGGGGTCTCCTTCTGTCCTGATGTCTCGCCTGAGGCGTCGGTGTTGAGCAGACCCTTGAGGAAGGTGATGGCGTTGCCTGCGACGATGAACGGCTCGTCGGCTTCGGGCATCTCGTAGAGGGCCTGACCGAGTTCGCCCTGCACGTCGTTGAGGGTCTTTTGCCCCGAGAACAACTGCATCTGCAGCGCCTTGCTCTGCTCTAGTTCGCTCTGGGTGCTGGTGCTGTCCTGCAGGACGAAGGTGACGTTGAGGTCGGCGTCGAGGTAGCGACGGCTCAGGGAGTTGATGATGTCGGTGACGTACATCTCCATTGGCTTCGTCGAGGTCAGTTCAGAGGACTGCTGTTCGCCTTCCATCTGACCCTTGCCACCACCGAGACCGGCGCGAGCGACCACACCGAGCGCCGAGGGGGATACGCCCATAATGGCGGCGATGCGCTTGATGATGAACTCGTCATAGTCGGACTTGTAGCGTTCGTCCTGCGAGGGCATGGCAACGGGGTCAAAGCCGTCGGGCAGAACCTTGATGCGGTGACGCTCGGCGGTTGAGCCGGTCAAGCGGTCGTTGAGGATGCGCTCGTAGGCCGACAACTTCTCAAGCGTCAGTTCCATGCTGTTCGTCTTCATGAACGTCGTGGGCATAGATCCGAACTGGTACTCGGCTCGCATCCACGCCTGACGGTCGAGGTACAGGGTCGCGGCTGGGACACACTGCTCGACGAGCGAGAGGCCGTAGGGCGAGTAGGTGCGGCGGTTCTTGACGTAGACGCTCATCTGGTCGGTCAGGTACTCGCCGTACTTGCCAGGGGTGTTGTAGAAGTCGCCGTCGCTCTCGGGGGCGGCGGTGAACTCGCCTCGCGGGAAGCCCCAGAGAACCTGCTGGTAAGCGGGGAGTGGAGCGGTTGGGATGTCGCCTCGGTTGTCCAGCAGCAGTTTGATGGTCGGGGCGTTGATGATGTCCAGACCGATGAGGCTCTTGCCGAGGTTGTAGCGAGGGTAGATGCAGAGCTGGTCGTAGATGAACACTTGGTTGAGGGCTTCGGTGAGCCACTCGCTCCATGAGCGGTCGGTTTGGGTGTAGGGGTTCTTCCAGAACGCCGTCAGTCGGTTGATTTCGTCGCCGTACTTGTCGCGACCAATACGCGCCGCCTTAGCGTGGCTGACGTTCTTGTCTTGCATGATTTCGGCGATGGCGCTCTCGGAGAGGGTGAACGACCAGTCCTGCTTCACCAAGTCGCCGACGCGGATGTCAATGGCGCGGCGGATTACGTCCACCTGCTCAGCCATTGAGGTCAGTACCTCGTAGGGAACCTCGGTCTGGGTGAGGACAAGGTTCTGAGCGACGGCGTACTCGTACTTACGAGGTAACGCGCGGCCGGTTTCGTCGAGAACTACGTCAATGGGCGCAGGGAGCAGTGGCGCGGCTGGGCCGAGCATGGCTCCGAAGCCACCGCCGTTGGGCGTGACGCCTGGGCGATCCATTGGGATTGCCTGCCCGATGCCCGTGACGATGCCCTGCCCGCCAATGGTCGAGTACGGCTCCGAAGGAGTGGCGCGGTTGTAGTTCGAGGTTCCCAATGGCGAGCCAGCAAGCCCAGCCTTCACAGCCTCGGCGACGGTCTCAGCAAGTTTCTGGTCTCGTGCCTTACGGCTGAAGCGGTCTCGAAGTGCCATCTCGTCCTATCGGGGGTAGACCTGAATGAGGTCGTAGTCGTTGTTCTTTGCCCCGCAGTGGGGGCAGTTGGTAGCGTCCCTCGCCACTGGAAGCCCACAGATGGGGCAGGGTGGGGCGAGTTCGGCGAAGAAGCGGTCGGCACTCGCACCGGCGGCGAGCCCTAGTTCGGTGATTGCGTGGACGAGGGCGTCCAAGCGGTCGGGGGAGGTTCCACTGTCGGGGAGCCAGCCGGTCATCTGATCTTCGAGGATGTCGAAGGAGCCAACGTGCGAGATGCGCCCCTGTTCGTAGAGGGCGGCTATCGGCTCAGCTCGTAGGCGCTTGCCGACTTTGGCGGTGATGCCCTTGTAGGGAGCCGACGGCATGACTGAGCGGATAGTGGCTTCCACCATGTCCCCGCCCTGGTTCTTCTCGGCCACGATGCGGTCGGCCTTGTAGTCCTCGAAGGCTTGGACGGCTCGGTGCGCCCAGCCGCTCGGGGTGTCTCTGCAACTACGATCGGCGAGAACGTACCCGCGTCCGTCGGCGCCCCGCCCGACAACGATAATCCCAGTCTCGTCGCTCTGCTCTCCCGAGGTAACGGCGGGGTCTACTGCGACCACGATGCGCACCAGTTC